TTACTTACTGAGTAAGAAATGAAGGTTAACTCTAATATATTTTAAAAACTGCTGCTCCGTTTTAACATGTAATTTTCGCATAATGCTCCGGCGGAGTGACTTTGTCTGCTCTTCAGAAAGTGAAAGTAAAGCGGCCGTTTCGCTTAAATGATAACCGCTGGCGATCAGTTTTAACAGGTGACGTTCTGTTACTGAAAAATGACGAGTCGTGCAGTAGTGGCAAATGCCAGAAGGGACGCTATGTCGAAGCGCTCGCTTATGTAAGATCAATATCATTTTCCGGGTAATTTCTTCAACATCATCTTCCCGATAAATATGCGGCAGCATATACAGACATGGTCTGAACATGAGCTTTTCTTTATCGCATTTATTACAAATAATCACCCGTAGCTGATGTTGGGTATGCATAGGTATCTGATAACAGCCTGCGCTGAACCAATCATCATCCAGGGCCAGGAAAGCGATATCGGCATTATCTATCTCTTCTGGCGGCAGAAAGTCAATTTTCTGCTGCCATTGATTCGCCAGACGCGTCATGATGATTTTCAAACCATGCTCAAAGTGACTGTTTTGTTCCTTAATAGCGATACTCAGCATGAAAAATATCCTACACGGCAGGTGAATCATGGTGAAATATTAAAGAAACTGATTGATTATCTAAATACTGGCGGCCTTAATTCCCACTTTATGCGTGCTGAGATGTGTCCAGGCGATTTCCTGGAACCTGGCATTGCGCCAGAAAAGACGATATTCGTACACTTAGTCAGCAACCAGAACAAAAGCCATTGACTCAGGAGTACCTGACCGTATAATTCTCGCGTTTCGTCTACACGAAGTCTTCACTTCACAAGGCGCCCTTAGCTCAGTTGGATAGAGCAACGGCCTTCTAAGCCGTGGGTCGCAGGTTCGAATCCTGCAGGGCGCGCCATTATATATCAACTGGTTACGCCTCTTTAATTACCTCCTTATTTTCCATATGGGACATATTTGGGACGTCATCACTGAAAATCGAGTCAATTTGCTTTGCGTGTTCCGTTAAATGGTTCGGAGCAAGGTGAGCATATCGGCGCACCATCTCGATGCTCTCCCATCCTCCCATTTCCTGCAGAACAGAAAGCGGCACTCCGGACTGAATGAGCCAACTGGCCCACGTGTGCCTCAGATCGTGGAAGCGAAAATCCTCAATTCCGGCCCGGCGGCAAGCTGCATTCCACGCCCGCTGATCATCGACGCGCATCTTTCTCACGGTTGGCGTCTTTGAACCATCAGGCCGGATGCCTTCTTTCGTATGCACGAACACCCATTTATGATGCTTACCAATCTGGTCACGCAATACCTTACAGGCAGTGTCATTTAGCGCTACGCCAATAGCGCGGTTTGACTTGCTGTCTTCAGGGTTCACCCAGGCAACACGACGCTGCATGTCGATCTGTTGCCACTCCATATTGATGATGTTAGACCGCCTAAGTCCCGTTGCCAGCGCAAATTTAACAACAGATTTCAACGGTTCCGGACATTCTTCAATAAGTCTTTTTGCCTCATCACGCTCAAGCCATCTGACGCGCTTGTTTCTGACAGAAGGAACCTTGATTACAGGCGCTTTCTCCAGCCATTTCCAGTCACGTTCTGCTGCACGCAGAATAGCCTTCATTAATGCCAGGTGCTTGGCTTTGGTGGAGGTGGTGACCGGTTTAGCTGAATAAACTGGCGCTGGCTCTCCATTCTTTTGCGCCGCGGCAGCTTTTATTTTCCATATCTCAAGCTGCTTGCGGTTGCTCATCTTGTTTACTGCTAAGTAAATCTTTTGCTCGGTTACATCCTTTAACCGTACTCCCTCAAAATGCGCCAGCCAGAAAGCCATACGGCTGCGGTCATCTTTCAGTGATTTCTTCTCTGCCTTTTCCTCCAGCCAGCGCATGCAGGCATCATCAAACGTTACGTCAGGAAAATCGCCAAGCCTGTCTACTCGCCACAATTCAGCCTTGCGCTTGTCATGTAGCTCAGTAGCGAGCCGCTTGTCGGAAGTCCCAAGGCTTTCCTTAATTCGCTTCCCGCCCGGGAGCGAGTACGAGGCGTACCATATTTCACCTCTACGGAAGATTGACATTTATTTCCCTCTTTAAATGCATCACCCGCGCTCACGTCGACAGTATGCAGCGGTGAATTGAGTGCCGCAATGCATGCTTGTCTAGTGGTTAGGTAAGGGGATTTCGGTTTGGTGGGGTCTTTACGTGTTGCCTGTAGTCGGCCTGTGCGAATCCAGTTGGTGGCGGTAGGTCTGGATATCTTGAGAAATGCACAGGCCTCATCGAGTGTGAGACTGTGTGATTCCATGGTTACTCCTGGTCAGAAAGAAGCTCTTTTATCCATTTATATGTTTTTGGTGCTCGCTTATCTGGCCTCTTAAGCTCAAACTTAAGCAGAGTAATAAGTGAATCCCACTCACGTAAAATCGGAGAAAACCGCTTTACCTTTTTCGCTATGAGCGGAAAGCTATCTTTAATTTCAGGCATTTCATCTACGAGCATCATGCATCTTCGCAAATCGGCAGGATCTCTTGGTGCGTCAAACCGTCCGTGGTAGAAGCTCTTTTCCAGTCCAAGAGCAATAGAAGCCATAGTTGCGCTACTTATGCCAACGTGGCCTTTCGTTTGCCACTTCAATACCTTCATTGCTAAATCAGACATCATTCACTCCATAAAACAAAACCCGCCGCAGCGAGTTCAGATAAAAAAATCCACGCGAGTGCGAGGATTGTTATTGTTGCGGCGGCTCTGGTAGCGGCATCCAGTGTGATGGTTTCCACGACGCCCCAGGAATTAGCCACCCATCATTAGTGTCAGGATGCCACGGGATGTAAGTCGCCCATTTCATTCGCCAGTCACCTTTCCTGCCAAACTCTCTGGCAACAAGAACGCCCGTTTTGCTATCCGGCATTCGCTCACTACAGCTTATCCAACCATCCGGAGTTACCGGATAGTTGCGCGTTGCGACCTTTAATGCCTCATAGAAGTAACCCTTCAGATTGTTGAACTGATGCCCATTTAGAGGGATGCATTCAGTCAGCATGTTGTGTAATCTCCATGCCGCTTCGTTTACTTCGCTGGATGACAGGGGAGGCAACTTGTAAGTCTGTTTTACAGGTTCTGCACCATGAAGCATGGCGGCGCGGAGTTTCTGTATCTCCCGTGCCATTATTGCGTCCTGACGAGGAGTGAACATATCACCTGCAATAATTCTGTTTAGTTCCTCGTTAGTGAACTCATAATTATCAGGAACATTGTGAACCTCAGCATAAAGAGGCTTTTTTGTAGAAATGGTCATCGTTAAACCCCCTCCGCACTTACCAGTCCGTTTCGCAAAAGATAATCCATCGCCCTATCAGGTAATTTGCAATCAGGTTTTGCTTTTTTCAGTTGGCTGACCAATTGTTTAACCAGCATTGTTAATTCGATCACCTGGTAGCGCGGCAATGGTGAATTATCGGATTTGCCCTGACTGTCATCACTGCATGAATGCCCTTCCAGCCAGGCCAATGCTTGTCGCATGAAATACGCAATATGTTTGCCGTGGTAATCGTCTTCATCGATGTGAAAAGCGATACTGCGGATGTATTCAATTGCGTTTTCAATGGCCTCTAACGCTATCGGCGCTGGCGGAGTGGTATAAAACTTCGTCCCCAACGGCAACAACTTCATCGCTTTTTCTCCCTTAATGATGCGGTAAGTTGATTTCCCACCAAGGTCTACCATGCCATCCATAATAAGGCCGTATCGCTTCTCTGAGACTTCACCAACTGGCTCTGCTTCCAGCGATGCCAGAGCAATTCGTGCCAGTTCCATTTGTTCGCCACGAGTAAGTCCGTTATCAAGCGGGGATTTAATGAACAATTCGATACGTTCTTTGGTAATAGTGGTCATGGGTTAGCCCTCCCTGTACGGATTTAATTTGTTGTGCAGTTTATTAAATGGCCCCCATACGATGGAGCTATACCACTCGGCTATTTTTTCTGCCTGTACGCCTGCTAACCAGATGAAGAATATCGGTGATATTGGAACCATTAAAATAAGAAAGAGAAGGAAAAATAGAGCCTCTTTAAACCGACTTTGACGTGGATAATTCTTCCGGAGTATTTTTGTCATTTCACATCCCCTTACCGATGCCAGCGGCGTTTAATTTCTGCCGTAATTCTACTAATTTGGTTTGTACCGCTCTTTGCCTGTGCCATTGCAGGACGAGCATTTCGGACTACCGTTGTGGTCGTAATAACCACTGCCGTTACACGCCGTGCAGGGACGCAGCTTCCAGCCAAAAACGAAACGTTGGTAATATTCAGTTCGACGAACTTTGCGTTCGTGGAAGTTACACATCTCACCCCCTCTCAACCGGAACGCCTGCGGACATAAGCGCTGCTATAACATCATTTTTTAGTAAAACGTCACGACCTGACGGCGGTTTAAACCCAAGTGGTTCGGGGAGTACGACTGGGTATCGGTAAGGGGCCGCATCCTCTCCGACAGACAGTAGAATGTTGACAGCACGCGTTAAAGCCATTCGCTCACCGCTTTTGAGAATTCGCGCTGCTTCTGTACAAGCGGACTCCGCAGATTCCGCTCTCTCCAGTAAGGTTTTGACGGTGTTTTCATATGTCCAACAGTCACGATCCAGTTCGGCACTACGTCTGTTGGCGGCTTCCAGCTTCTTGTAGAGAGCATCCCAGCTTGTCGAGTTATCAAGAACCAGCTTTGTAACTCGCTCTTCACGTGATTTGTAATGCTCCAGCTCATCCAGCAGCGCCAGCATTCGCTCAGCGATAGCCACTTCGTCAGGGAATTCTTTTTTCCATGCCTCATTCAGCAATTTGCAGCTGACAGGATTCATACTGAATCGCTCAACCATGAAGGATGCCAGTTCTTTTGTTTTTGCTGTTACTGCCTGTTTATCGATGTTGCTCATTGGGCTGGCCCTCGCATTTGTGATTTTCTGGATCATCGGCTTTGAAATAACCGCCGCAGATTTTGCAGGGTATCGTCGGCACTTCGTCGTAATTTGAGGTTCCCGTAATCATGACTGCACTCCTTTGCGAATTTGGTCCGCCCATTCTTCAATCGATTTCTCCGCGTATTCACCTGACAAACCGTCATCCGTGGGTAGTGGGTTATTGGCTAAATCCTCTTTCGCTGACAAAATCATGCGTGTCACGTCGAGAACTTCTGATACAGGTTTATCGAGGAATCCGTGATTGAATGCGGCAGCGAGGCGACTGGCGGCATAGTTGATGCCCTCGTTACGAGCACTTTCCAGCACTTCAGCCAGCGCCGCGTATTTAGCCTCAAGTTCCGCATAATCACTATGACGCACCATATCAGTACAGAATGATTCTCCTGTTATTGGTGGTGATAACTGGTCACTGACAATCGTGTATATTTTCACTTCTTTCATTTCTTCCCACTCCGCAACATTGCATTCAGATATTTGTTTTCATTCACTGATGGAAAACTCTTTCTCGCCAGCATTTCTTCGCGTGGAATATCGTTGATGGGCTTGAAGCGGTGTCGAATAATCATTTCCGATGGAAGGATGCCGGGGTCGTAGGACAAACCTCTCATGATGAATTCCTCAGTTATTGCTGATAGCGCCGTAACGCGAACGGTAATTTTTAAGGCGCGGGTCTATTTCAATGAATTGGGTGTAAGTGGCTTTGCGGAATGGCCGGATGGATGTCTGGTAAATTCGCTCGCGTTCTTCTTTCTCTGCAAGCCATATACAGTGGCGAAATTCCTTTTCCTCTTTCGTTTCCTGCGGTAGAGACATTATTCGATCGTAGTTTTTTCTGAATTTATCCAGCACCTCCGAGACGGAATTGCCGGAACAGCGGCGCGGGTCATCCGCACCATACATAGGCGCTGGCATATTTTCACCTAGTGATTATTTAGCTAACTTTTTCCAGATTGCTGAAACGTATTTGGCTTGGTGAATGGCATCATCAAGAGCGTTGTGTCGAGTTCCTTCGAATGGCATATCTCGTTTAGGGTCGAACTCAATTGCCTTTCCAAGCTCGACGATGGTTCGGACATCGCGGTCATTCCACCACTGCCACGGTGCTTGTTGCCCGGTCAGCGCATAACTATTTCGTAGAATCACACAGTCAAATGATGCGCCATTTCCCCAAACCTGAACGAATTTAGGGTTGGCGTGCTTTGCGATAAAGTCTGATAACCACTCAAGAGCCGTTGAAAGCTCTTGAGTGTCATTGGTTAGCGATTTTCTGGCATCTTCTCCCTGTTCCATCCACCATAAAATGGTTGAGGCATCAGGACGCGCCCGGTATCGCATTGATGACTCGAGCGAGATATTAACCGAGAAGTCTTCTCCTGTTTCTCCAGTTTTCGGATCAAAGAATACTGCCCCAACCGAAATAACGGGCGCGTATGGCCCGTTGCCCATTGTTTCAAGGTCAATCATTAAATGGTTCATGTAAGCCCTTAAATTGCGTGAATAGCGTGACGAGGGAAGGGGAGAGTTACAGGCGCAAAGGGTATGTCATCGTCGAAGTTCATCGGCGGTTCGTTGTGTTGCGCAGGTGCTGATTGCTGCTGTGGTTTCTGTGTTTGCCTACTGGCAGCTTGCTGTTTGCTTTCACCAGTTCCGCCGAGCATCTGCATCACGCCATTAATGCCTACGTGAACCTCTGTGGTGTAACGGTCTTGCCCTGACTGGTCTTGCCACTTTCTGGTTTTCAGCATTCCTTCGAAATAAACCTGATCACCTTTTTTCACATACTGCCCTACGACCTCAGCCAGTTTCCCTACCACGGCAATACGATGCCATTCCGTCTGCTCCTTTTGTTCGCCAGTCTGTTTATCTCGCCACTGCTCTGATGTAGCGACTGTCAGGTTAGCGAACGCCGTCCCTGATGGTGAATAACGAACATCCGGGTCTTGTCCGACCCGGCCTAAGATGATCACCTTATTTACGCCTCTACTAGCCATTTGTGCCGCCTGTTTTAGTTCGTTAACTCTGATGTTCATTACCTGAACACATTTAGCCTGCGCATCCTCATTGCCGGCCATTAATTGCCAGTCATGCTGATAACGCTCGATGAGTTTTTTCTTGTCAGTTTCTGTCGACGCATACTCACTGAAGTCTTTCAGAATTTGCTCGCAGTCAACCGATGGAGATTTCTGGTTGGTATTTTCTGGTGATGGTTTGTTATCTTATTCTGGGATTGCCCAGCCCGGCAGCGATGGAGGGGACCAGTAAAATCCTGTTCCATCCTTCAGTTTTGCCCTGTGCCATCCCTGCTTTTTATCGAGAGATGTTTGTGCGAAACCTTCCTCAAGGTTATACAGATACCGACCAATTCCCCACTGAACGGCAGCACGCTTCATTGCTCCTGAACGACCGCCTTTGACGGCTTCTACCTGTGTGTTTTCAGCGGCATCCCATTTGGTGACCCATTCTGAATCAATCTTGATTGATATGCCGCACTCAACGCCGCCGTTATTGGGGATATCGCGGTATTCATTACGCCATCCTGCTTTGCCGCAAACATCGTCCAGGCGTTTCATTATTGCCCTGTTCGTGACATAAGCCAGCACCATAGCCCATAACTTCCCATCGCGTGTTTTCCCGCTTTGCTGTATTCGCCACTCAATATCTTCAGCAGCGAACGGTTCATCTAACAGATCCAGATTCATGAGTAATACCCCGCAAATTCATCCCAGCCAATAACCGGATTCTGCCGTTCTGCAGCTAAGTTAATTTGCTGTTCCACTTCTTCCTCAACTTCAGGAGAAATGAGAGCAATAAACTCGTCATCATCAAAATCATGCAACATGACGCGCCTCCCATTCTTCGTCCTGCCACTTATCCCAACCAAGAGCTATTCCAGCAGCCCATGTATACGCATCAGACATTCCCTGTTTTGTATCCGGAAATACTTTCTCATATAGCTTGTTGAAATCCCTGTTTCCTTGCTGAACAAGAATTGTTCCGTTAACAGGCGTAATGGTCATGGCGTGGTACTCCTGGCTGATTAAGAATTTCACCGAGACGTTTCCATCCGGCCCGTAATTTTCTGGTGATACGCTCTAAAAGTGATTCATTAAGCTGGGCGATACCCATGACGGCACCGCCCGCGATAGCAAATGTCATCGTGGGATTCTCCATTTTTATTTATTGGCATAGCGAAAACGCCTCGATATGAAGCGCTATTGATATACTGGTAAAAAAATCCGCCCTGACTGCGAGCGGCAAATAACATCAAGGGATGATTTTTCGATTAACCAGAACGAGTCGTCGTCCTCGTTTGGTTACGAGCGATATTGCTCACAATGACCACTATTAAAATGGTCATTAGGTGCTTATTCGCTGACAAATTTGGTAAGACTTTCGTGTAGCGAAACCAAAATTTCATCATCAAACCCATCAAGTAATGCTTGTTCGATAAGTTTGATAATTTCTGATGCTTGCTCTTTATTTATTTCCATCACTCCTCCCCAAGAGCCTTGCTGATGACTGCGCGAGCTTTATTGATTACCCCGCACCACTCCGGATAGGTCACATTGCGTCCTTCTGCCATCGCTTTTTCAGCCAATTGAAGAGCCTCGAGCAAATCAGGTGCTGCTGCTATCAAGTGTGCATTGGCCTCACATTCAGCTACGCGATTTTCGTCATGGGTCATGATAAAACCAAGCTGCAACCCAGCTCTATCTTGCCTGCAAATGCGTACATCCTTTCCGCTCCAAGGGCCTGGCGTACCTTTAAACTTTTTCATATTCACCTCTGTGTCTCGCTGCCAAAAATACGCTTACTCAGTTACTTCATCTGCATATTCTTTACTTGTTAACCAATCCGGGCGTTCACCTTTACCAATATAGAAGTCGATAATGTCCAGAAGACGTGGATAAAATTTAAGAGCTTTACGACCATCCATCTCAGCAATTTTCTGCTTACTATATTTTCTCCATTCCTCAGCTGTGTGGTTCTGGCATCCTGCTCGTACATATTCACCGTTCGTTATACTTATGAAGTATTTCTCACCCAGGATTACGAAAGTGAGATCAGGCAGGTTGGCACCGCACAGGTTGGCACCGCACAGGTTGGCATCGCGCAGGTTGGCACCGCACAGGTTGGCACCGCACAGGTTGGCATCGCGCAGGTTGGCACCGCGCAGGTTGGCACCGCACAGGTTGGCATCGCGCAGGTTGGCATCGCGCAGGTTGGCACCGCACAGGTTGGCACCGCGCAGGTTGGCACCGCACAGGTTGGCATCGCGCAGGTTGGCATCGCGCAGGTTGGCACCGCACAGGTTGGCACCGCGCAGGTTGGCACCGCGCAGGTTGGCACCGCACAGGTTGGCATCGCGCAGGTTGGCTCTCGAACCGCTCTCACGCATTGAGGTAATCCACACTTTGTGTTCTTCAAGAATCTTCGATAAATCTGCTGAATTCATGTTGTTATTCCTTAAATTTTGGCAATAAAAAAGGCCGCATTGCGACCTGATTAGATGAGAGGCTTGCTGCATAAATAATTATCTAGCGGTAATTTGCCCACATTTACGATGGCCATCCGCGTAAAGTGCTACGTCTGGAAGAAGTACACCGGTTTCTGGTGGCTTATGTCCAAACTCATTTGCGTACACAATGGCTGCCCGCTCCAGATTGCGTCTGTATTCTTCCAGTTGCCAGAATGCATCTTTCGCCATGAACTGAAGTGATTTTGCGTCTTCAATGCGTTTTGGCGTTTCGTGTTTTCCTTTGGCCTGAATCTGCGCACGGCTAAGAGTAGGACGATGCAGCACTTCTGAACTGGCTGTAGTCTCATTCTGAAGCGCTGCACGGCGCTCGCGACGACGACCTGCTGCTGAGCCATTGAAAGTTGTTCTGCGTGTCATATAGACCTCCTGATGAACTTTGGTGATGCGATGCCAGATGCTTATCTTCTGGTTGTCTCGATGGACTGCAATTCATCGCATCCCAAAGCTCACTTTGGTCGTTCCGGCTTTTCAGCCGCGTAGATTCATCACTGAATCGTTGTATGTTCACCATCCTGGTGAGTAGTGTGTCCTGTTGATGTGTTTAGTATACGTATAGTAAACATCATTGCAAATACATTTTGTATCCTCATAGTTGTTTTGTTTACATTGTGTTGATTTTTAAAGTGATTTATTTTTTTAAATCCTCTATGCCATACTGTTATGAATAAAAAACGAGCGAGGAATCAGTGTGAAAAGTGAGGATGAGTTCTTTGCGGAGCTTCACCCGCAAGTGGTTGAGGTTCTCGGTACTGCGCTGATGCAGGTACTGGTAGAGCAGCGCGAACCTTCGCGTGAAGCTTTAATAGAAATGATTCAGGTGCTGTGGCAGGAAGAGGATGTGGACTTGGCTGTAGAACTGGCTATTGATGTTCTGACACTGCCGAAAGAGTAGGGATCTTTGTGGTTACAAGGTGGCGGGCAAATGGATGAAATAGCTATGCGTTTGCGTAATTATCAATGAGTTACGTTGGCGGGCGAATGGTTTACGTAGGGATCGGCAGGCAGTGAACCCCAGCTCGGTGTCAGGGTTACTTTATGTAGTATTTAGAAAAAACGGCTATTAGAACAGTAATAACAAGGGCTATGACAATTTTCCAAGTCTGACCATTCAGCTCTTTGTGTAAATCTTCCTTTGTACACATTGTGGCCTTGATAACAGCTAGATCAGTGCTAATAGAAGCTATTTTCTCTTCCAATTTTTCTACACGTTTTAGCATGTCATCACCACCGCCATTGCCACCACCATGCCGTGAGTATGCATCATCAGTGAAGTGGTGTCCAATTTGGCGAGAGATGTCTTGATTTGGACGAAGCTGAGTAACGGTGTTATTGGAACTCATTGCGAACCACTCCAGCACGCTTAATATCGAAAAAAGAGCTTTTCACATCAATGATTTCTTTGGTGTCTGGATTAACCAGTGATGCTCTAACTTCAAATATTCCAGGGTTAATAATTTCAACCTTAGGAAACGTTATTTTTATGGATGCCGACACAACAGTTTCTCCATCACCAGCTTCTGCAACGGTGAAAAACATATGGTTGGAAAATTTCTTTGTATCAATTGGAATTGGTGTCTCATTGTCATTGAACACCTCGATGCCAACGGAGTATTTCTTGGCCGCTCTAAGACCGATAAAAAAAATACCGAATGACAAATCCACTTCATATGAGTCTTTTGCCATCTCATAGATGAGGACTGGGGCTCCTGATTTGCTGCCATCTATCGCGATCGGGATAACATAAGAAATACGTTCTTTAATCATTTGTATATCACCCAAACATCCCTTATCCATCATCACCCGAATATCTCATCAGGCCATTGGCTGGCTACAACCTTACCTACAACCCTGCATTGTTCGTTACATGGCATTATTGGGAACTGAGGGTTTAGCGGTTGTAGGAATACTTGTCCGCTGTCTTTGATGAGCTTCTTAAAAGTGAACTCATCACCACATAACCTTGCAATGCAAAAATCGCCTGGGTCTACAGGAACTTCTGGGTCTACAAGAATCAGCATTCCTTCAGGAAAGCTTGGTCGTGATCCCGCTGGAGCCGTCATTGAGTGGCCTTCAACTTCAAGCCAAAAAGATGAATCACTGGCTTTTTTGGTCGTACTAATCCAGCATTCTGCATCTCTCTCGGTGAATGTGCGAAATTCTGGTGTAAACATTCCAGCCTGAACGTGAGAGAAGAATGGGTATTCAAATTGAGGTTTAACAGGCTTTTGTTCTGTTGATTCTCCAACGCTAAAGGTTCCGTCAGCGTTGAACCTCACGTCTGTAACTCCAAGATATTGAAAAATTGCTCCAATTTCTTGTATTGATGGGTTCCTTCTTCCGTTAAGCCAATGACTAACAGCACCTTTGGTTACACCAAGGTGTTCAGCAACTTTATCCTGATTCAATCCAAGCTGATCAATCCTTTGCTTCGCTATGTCATACCAGTTCATTTTCATCCTTAAATTATACAATTTGTATCAAACAAGAACAGTCACAACTCGTAAACTATGTATTGCGATATTGAATACGATGTGTATACTTATTGGTGAGGAGGAGCCTATGAATAATATTCGCAATTTTCGCGAGCGCTTCGGTTTAACGCAGGAAGATCTTGCGAAAGTACTCGGTTGTACGCGTGGTGCAGTTTGTCATTACGAGACAGGCAGAAGGGGAATGGACATCAATCTTTGTCGCGCTTTTATCAATGCGTTCAAAGAATACGGTTACGAACTAACCATAGACGATCTTTTTCCACCAAAGGCTGCGTAAGCAACACCACTTCCAACAACGGACATTCGTCCTACGTCGCTGAAAAGCGAACTCCAGATAACAAATCAACCACAGGTTTATGCGCCAGTGCGCATAGCCACAACTAACTATTAACTACAGGAATGTTCACATATGGAACTCACAAGCACTCGCAAGAAAGCCAACGCAATTACCAGCAGCATTCTTAACCGGATAGCTATTCGTGGTCAGCGGAAAGTCGCTGATGCGCTGGGCATTAACGAATCTCAAATTTCACGATGGAAAGGCGATTTCATTCCGAAAATGGGGATGTTATTGGCGGTTCTGGAGTGGGGTGTTGAGGATGAAGAGTTGGCAGAACTGGCAAAGAAAGTTGCGCATCTGCTGACAAAAGAAAAAGCCCCGAAGAACGGCGAATTCTTCGAGGCCTGATGTAGAAAGACTGGATCAATCCACAGGAGTAATTATGCCAAAACAACTCAGTCCTGACCAGGACAAATTACACAAAAACATACTACGTGATCGCTTCCTGTCCAGCTTCAAGCAGCCTGGTCGATTTCGGGCTGAGTTGGAGAAAGTGAAGCTAATACTGAAGAGGAAAGGTCATGAGTAATCTTGCAACAGTTACACCGATAAAACCTCATCTGGAGGTTGTGGAGCATCGCGTGGCAGAACTCGACGATGGCTACACCCGGACTGCAAATACACTGCTGGAAGCTGTCATGCTTTCTGGGCTTACTCAACATCAGCTACTGATTGTTATGGCTGTGTGGCGCAAGACATACGGTTATAACAAAAAAATAGATTGGATCGGAAATGAACAGTTCGCTGAACTCACTGGCATGGCGCCAACCAAATGTTCTACCGCCAAAAACGAGCTTATCAGAATGGGGGTTCTCACTCAGGTGGGGCGTCAGGTTGGTATGAATAAAAATATTTCCGAGTGGAAGACGAAGGTTAACGGATTCGGTAAAACATTTACCAGATCGGTAAAACTAACCTTCACCAAATCGGTAAAAACCAATTTACCGAATCAGTCAAACACAAAAGACAATATACAAAAGACAATAAATACAAATACCCCCTTACCCCCTAACGGGGGCGGCAATGGGCAGGTTAAACCTGAACGTCGCAAGGCAGAACGAATCGACTATGAATCCTTCCTGAACGCCTACAACACCGAAGTTGGTGACAGACTTCCACATGCTGTTTCGGTCAACGAGAAACGGAAACGCCGCCTGAAGAAAATCATCCCGCAACTGAAAACGCCAAACGTGGACGGTTTCAGGGCGTATGTCAGGGCGTTTGTGCATCAGGCCAAGCCGTTTTACTTCGGAGACAACGACACAGGCTGGACGGCTGATTTTGATTACCTGCTGAGGGAAGATTCGTTAACGGGAGTTCGGGAAGGGAAGTTTGCAGACAGGGGGATTGCATGAGACAGGATATCGAAGCGAGCGTTATCGGTGGCTTGCTGATTGGTGGATTAACACCAACCGCGAGTGACGTTCTGGCAACGCTGGAGCCTGAAGCATTCTCAATTCCGCTTTACCGGAAAGCTTTTGAAGTTATTCGAAAGCAGGCCAGAAACAGGAACCTGATTGATGGACTGATGGTGGCCGAGGAGTGCGGTGATGAATACGCAACGGCGGTGATGATGACTGCGCGGTCATGTCCCAGCGCTGCAAACCTGAAGGGTTATGCCGGAATGGTTGCAGACAGTTATCAACGGCGTCAGGTTTTACAGCTACTGGATGAGATGCGAGAGCCAATCAGTAACGGCACGCTGGATGCTTCAGGTAGAGCGATGGACGATCTAGTTAAGCGCCTTTCAGCCATCAGGAAGCCACGTGACGAGGTTAAACCTGTGCGACTGGGGGAAATTATCAGTGATTACACTGACACGCTTGACAGGCGTCTGAGGAACGGAGAAGAGTCTGATACCCTGAAGACCGGAATCGAAGAGCTTGATGCTATCACCGGAGGGATGAACGCAGAAGACCTTGTGATTATTGCTGCTCGTCCAGGTATGGGTAAAACCGAACTGGCGCTGAAGATAGCCGAAGGCGTGGCAAGTCGTGTTATTCCTGGTTCTGGCGTCCGGCGCGGTGTGTTGATTTTCTCGATGGAAATGAGCGCCATTCAGGTTGTTGAGAGAGGGATTGCCGGCGCAGGAATGATGTCGGTCAGTGTGCTGCGTAACCCGTCACGAATGGACGATGAAGGATGGGCGAGAGTTGCAAGCGGGATGAAGTTGCTGGCAGATCTGGATGTGTGGGTAGTTGACGCATCGCGTTTGTCTGTCGAAGAAATCAGGTCCATTTCCGAACGCCACAAGCAGGAGCATCCTAATCTGTCACTGATTATGGCTGACTATCTCGGGCTAATTGAGAAACCAAAAGCGGAACGTAATGACCTCGCCATAGCACATATCTCCGGTAGCCTGAAAGCGATGGCGAAAGACCTGAAAACTCCAGTTATCTCCCTAAGCCAGCTCTCCCGCGATGTTGAGAAGCGTCCAAACAAGCGCCCGACAAACGCAGATTTGCGGGATTCAGGAAGCATTGAACAGGACGCAGACTCAATCATCATGCTCTATCGGGAAGCGGTATATGACGAGAACAGTAGCGCCGCGCCATTTGCTGAAATCATCGTGACGAAAAACCGTTTTGGCTCGCTTGGTACGGTTTACCAGCGGTTCTGCAACGGACACTTTGTTGCATGTGACCAGGACGAAGCCAGACAGATTTGCACGGCATCAAATGCACCTGCTGGACGCAGAAAGCGATATGCACAAGGGGCTGACGTATGACTATTTACATCACTGAGTTGGTAACAGGCCTGCTGGTAATCGCAGGTCTTTTTATTTGGGGGAGAGGGAAGTCATGAATCTGGACGAGCAAGATGCACAAACTATTAGCTCATACATAAGGGCATCAAGACCAGATTACAAAGGTCCGGTGTTCGTAGATTTATCTCGCCTTGAAGAGATTTACATGTGGAAAGCAAGGTTACTTACACATTTTGTTATTCGAACGATGACTAGCAACATGACAAAACCAATGTAACTGGAAGAGGTGAATATGAGCACACTCGTAGACCTTATTCATGCCGATATGGCTGAAGATGGAGCAAGGCGTAATAGGTACTGGAAATCATCAAACCTTCCAGTTTGTGAAAGATTCAACCATAGGCCAAAACCAAAACGTAGCCGACGAGACAAAGTGTTGAAAAAACTCATGCAAATTAACATGGCTGGTTTTGTCAGATTCGTGAGTGAAACGGCTAACGGGGATTGATATGGACGAATCAAGAAAGCAGTTTCAGTCGTGGTTTGCTGATGAAATTGTTGGCGCAGATGTAGAGTTTCCTGAATTTGAAGATGGAGAATATGTTGCCGGGGAAATCTATGATGAGCAGTTGTATGTAATGCTTCAGGCTATGTACATGGCTTGGACCGCATCTCGCGCAGCTATCGAGATTGAGTTGCCAGCAAAAAATGATATTTCCGGCGATGACCACCCCATTCCTGACCTGGTTGATTGGGATGATGGAAGAAACGCTGGTATTCAGGAATGCGCAGAAGCCATCCGCGCCGCTGGAATCAAAGTGAAGGAGTGATTTATGTGTGTATATCACCTGAAACAATGCTACGGATGCGGAATGCCTCTTCGGTTTAATGGATTCCAGAGTATTCCTGATGTGCCTATGTGTAGTTCTTGTCGGGATAAAGGAATTAAGCCGAGATACGTTTATGTTTATTCCGCCAACAAGATATTGCCGAAGTATGAATACAGCACGGAAATAATGAGGTCAAAAACAAATATCTAACGTGGTATAACGATATGAAAAAGCTAACCTTTGAAATTCGATCTCCAGCACATCAGCAAAACGCTATTCACGCAATACAGCAAATCCTTCCAGACCCAACCAAACCAATCGTAGTAACCATTCAGGAACGCAACCGCAGCTTAGACCAAAATCGGAAGCTTTGGGCTTGCCTTGGTGATGTCTCACTTCAGGTTAACTGGCATGGTCGCTGGCTGGATGCAGAAAGCTGGAAGTGTGTGTTTACCGCAGCATTAAAGCAGCAGGACGTGGTGCCTAACCTTTCCGGGAATGGCTTCGTGGTAATAGGCCAGTCAACCAGCAGGATGCGTGTAAGCGAGTTTGCGGAGCTATTAGAGCTTATACAGGCATTCGGTACAGAGCGCGGCGTTAAGTGGTCAGACGAAGCCCGGTTAGCACTGGAATGGAAAGCGAGGTTTGGAGACGCCGCATGAAACACTGCTACCGCTGCGGAGAAAGCAAAGACGATTATCGATTCCGGCCAAATCAACCTTATTGGCACCAATGGTGTATCAGATGTGAGCGGTCGCCAGTAGGTAATTTCCCGCTTCCAGAGACGAAGGAGGACGTATGGCACGACAGCGACGAAGTATCACCGACATAATCTGCGAAAACTGCAAATACCTTCCAACGAAACGCTCCAGAAATAAACGCAAGCCAATCCCAAAAGAATCTGACGTAAAAACCTTCAACTACACGGCTCACCTGTGGGATATCCGGTGGCTTAGAGAACGCGCGAGGAAAACAAGGTGATTGACCCCAATCGAAGTTATGAGCAAGAGAGCATAGCAAGGGCAATGTGCGCAGGATGTAACAAGCAACTGGCACCTGATGAAATTTACGCCTGTGCAGAATGCGTTAACGAATGGCTGGTATATCGCGATCCACATTCAGATATGACAGGAGATAAGGATGGCTAACACAAATATGTATTCACCAAACGAGCAGGATTATATCCGCAGGGTTGCCGGAAAAGTCCCTGCTGACGTTATGGCATCCACCATAGGAAGAACCAGAAACAGCCTGGTTAACTGGGCTAATCGACATGGAATAAGCCTGAGAGTTCCTTACGGAATACTTAAAAAGCACTGGCCTGAATATGCTGAAAAAATGACAAAAGGTGGAAGAAATGGCGCTAAAGAGAGATAAGTTTGATGACGTTTTCTCCCAACTGGTGAGGGAGCGAACGGACTGGACATGCGATTACTGCGGACGATCATTCCACCTCGAAAGACAAAAACTCCACTGCTCCCACTTCAAATCCCGACGACACAAAGCCACCAGATACCATCCCTATAACGCCTTCGCCCACTGCGTTGGCTGTCACCGAAAACTTGAAGAAGACCCATACGAATTCACCGCGCATGCGGAGATTGTCTATGGGGAGATGACAATAGAGCGTGTAGCGCGTCTGGCGTGCGTTCCTGTGCGCTTAAAGACATGGCAGATGGATGAGCTATACCAGCACATGAAGAGCGAACTGAAGCGGTTACAGGAGCTAAGGGCGCATGGTGTTACAGGGCACATCGATTTCACATTGCCAGACTGGTATCAGGACGGAATTCAACTCCGCATGGGGGAATCTCAATGTGCAGCATAACCAGCATTAACCAGGCGAAACAGCAGCGTGAACGTGACGAGGCTGAATTGCGCAGCGTCAGAGAGATGACGGAGCAACACCAGAAGGCAATGGATTATCTGCATGAGCGAGAGCGTGAACTGGTGAACCGGCTTGGATTGAACAAGCCGGCGGGAGGCGATGCTGCATGAGACTCGAAAGCGTAGCTAAATTTCATTCGCCAAAAAGCCCGATGATGAGTGACTCACCGCGGGCTACGGCTTCTGACTCTCTTTCCGGTACTGATGTGATGGCTGCTATGGGGATGGCGCAATCACAAGCCGGATTCGGAATGGCTGCATTCTGCGGTAAGCACGAACTCAGCCAGAACGACAAACAAAAGGCTATCAACTATCTGATGCAATTTGCACACAAGGTATCGGGGAAATACCGCGGTGTGGCAAAGCTTGAAGGAAATACTAAGGCAAAGGTACTGCAAGTGCTCGCAACATTTGCTTATGCTGATTATTGCCGTAGTGCTGCGACGCCGGGAGCAAGATGCAGAGATTGTCACGGTACAGGCCGGGCGGTTGATATTTCCAAAACTGAGCAGTGGGGAAGAGTTGTTGAGAAGGAGTGCGGAAGATGCAAGGGCGTCGGCTATTCAAGGGTGCCGGCAAGCGCCGCATATCGCGCCATAACGATGCTAATCCCAAACCTTACCCAACCCACCTGGTCACGCACTGTTAAGCCGCTGTATGACGCTTTGGTGGTGCAATGCCACAAGGAAGAGTCAATCGCAGACAATATTTTGAATGCAGTCACGCGTTAATAGCATGATTGCCACGGATGGCAACATATTAACAGCATGATATTGACTTTTTGAATAAAGTTGGGTAAATTTGACTCAACGATGGATAAATGCACTCGTTAAATAAAGCCCTGAGTTTAACCGCTCGGGGCTTTTCGCGTTTTAAGCACGACATTTCTGAAAGCGCCCTATCACCAATCACCAGAACACATCCAGATACCCTTGCTCATTCGTGGCGACGGGGTAGGGCGTTTTACACAAAAGAAAACCCAGCACTATGGCTGGGATTCGTGAAAATGGGCGGCAAGAGGCTGTTGACGCAGCCTCCTGCCTGATTTGCTCATGCCATTAGTCACGAACAAACCACGTTACTAATCACTGTATCCTGGATTTGTTCTTTCCAATATCAACCAATTCATAACATTGAACAAATCCTCACGGTCGTGAGGTAAGACATGAAAAAGATGCCAGAAAAACATGATCTGTTAACCGCCATGATGGCGGCAAAGGAACAGGGCATCGGGGCCATCCTTGCGTTTGCAATGGCGTACCTTCGCGGTCGGTATAATGGCGGTGCGTTTAAGAAAACACTAATAGACGCAACGATGTGCGCCATTATCGCCTGGTTCATTCGTGACCTTTTAGTCTTCGCCGGACTGAGTAGCAATCTTGCTTACATAGCGAGTGTATTTATCGGCTACATCGGCACAGACTCGATTGGTTCGCTAATCAAACGCTTCGCTGCTAAAAAAGCCGGAGTCGATGATGCAAATCAGCAGTAACGGAATCACCAGATTAAAACGTGAAGAGGGCGAGAGACTAAAAGCCTATCCAGATAGCAGGGGGATACCAACCATTGGGGTTGGACATACCGGGAAAGTGGATGGTAATCCTGTCGTATCAGGGATGACAATCACATCCGAAAAATCGTCTGAACTGCTTAAAGAGGATTTGCAGTGGGTTGAAGATGCGATAAGTAGTCTTGTTCGCGTCACGCTGAATCAGAACCAGTATGATGCACTATGTAGTCTTATATTCAATATAGGTAAATCAGCATTTGCTGGCTCTACCGTTCTGCGCCAGTTGAATTTAAAGAATTACCAGGCAGCAGCAGATGCTTTCCTGTTATGGAAAAAAGCTGGTAAGGACCCTGATATTCTCCTTCCTAGGAGGCGGCGAGAAAGAGCGCTGTTCCTGTCATGATGTTCAACTGGAAAACGATGTTTGTTGGCCTGTTGCTCGTCTCTCTAATTGTTGTCGGTAGGCTGGCTAATCACTACCGAAATAACGCCATCACCTACAAAGACCAGCGCGATACCGCCACCCATAAATTGAAACTGGCGAACGAGACGATTGACGACATGCAGGGGCGCCAGCGTGACGTTGCTGCCCTCGATGCAAGATATACAAAGGAACTCGCTGATGCGAAAGCTGAAAATGATGCTCTTCGGCGCAAGCTTGATAATGGTGGTCGGGTGCTCGTCAAAGGAAAATGCCCTGTGTCATCCTCAGCCGAAACCTCCGGCGCCTCCGGCATGGGCAATGATGCCACCGTCGAACTCTCTTCAGTTGCTGGACGAAACGTTCTCGGTATCCGGGACGGAATTATCCGCGACCAAACAGCACTGAGAACGCTTCAGGAATACATCAGGACGCAATGCCTTCGATGATAGCGATAATTTTACTCATCATCCTTCACATCTGGCTCTGTAGACAGGGTGGTGATCACTTCTGGAGTGAATCCAGATTAAACATCTCATTGCTGATGCTTGAAGTTGAGCATCTGGCGCGCAGTAAGGGGCTGCGTTGAGATAAGAGCCAGTCATTACAAACACCAGGATTTAGCCTCGCATTCGCGGGGGTTTTATTCCCAACTCCATAGGTAATTTTATGACCCAGCATATTGGCGTAAAACTGATTAACGCCTTTCCGATGACGAGACAGGCATATAACGATTTTCGTGGCTGGCAGCTTCCTGCCGGAGAAAACGGCGAGGACGAAGGCTATCTGGTTGAATATCTGGATGGCGGAAAACCTAACACCGATCGCTTTGATGGCTACGTTAGCTGGAGTCCAAAAGAAGTATTCGAAAAGGCTTATCGTCCGGTATCAGGACTAAGTTTCGGCCTTGCCATGGAGGCGTTAAAACAGGGCAAGAGTTTGCAGCGGGCAGGATGGAATGGGAAAGACCAGTTTGTTTATCTCGTGAAAGGGGAAAAATTAGCGTCTGCGTTGGGTTATGGCTTTGGCGAATATGTTGGCGAGCCAACTTTCAATGACACGCTTGTATTGAAAAACTCACAGAACCGCCTTGCTACGTGGGTTCCATCCATTGGCGACCTGATGGCTGAAGACTGGCAAATCATTTAACCATGTAGGCATTACAAAGCCTATCTACGGGTTGGCTTGATAATGAAACCGGAGTTAATTTCTGGTCACTAATTAACGGCAGTACAGCGATACAACCCAAGCCAGTAAGTGGGGAAATAACACTGGCAGCCACTGAAAGATGAACCTCCAGCCTTATGGCAAAAAAGATTCTTTGTGGTGGCGGACTGATGGAAAGACATCGGTTATTGCAGAGGCCATTCAATGAGTGGTCTCGACAATGGCTTATACCCTACACGGGATAACTTAACTGATATCCCTTTTAACGGATAAACGGAGCCAACAATGGCAGAGATTATTCCCATGACTGAAGAACAGAAATTCCAGTTAGAGATTTACAAACTGGTCATGAACCAGAACGCAGCCGCAGAGGAAGCATTTCAATTCATCGGCACTGACGAGCTGAAGCTTGAGCTATTCAAAATTCACTTCCAGTCAGGCGGCGCTAATTCAGATATCACGACCCGCACAATCGAAGCGGTGCGTAAATCGAAGGAAGCATTAGACCTGTTCACTACCGGAGCATGATGTGAGTTGCGTAATCAATTTGGGTAAGGAGAAGAAATTCCCAATTACTCAAGAGCTATACGAGCGGCTTGAAAGCGTTATTCATTATTATGATGGTGAAATCAGTTTATGCGAGGCGATTGGCACACTCGAATTGCTGAAGCAGTCATTGATTGAAAGCGCGAAAGAGCCCTCATCCTGAAATAACAACTAAGTGAGATGAATATGGCAGCACCAAAGGGTAACCGATTTTGGGAGGCCCGCAGTAGCCATGGGCGAAACCCTAAATTCGAATCGCCTGAGGCGCTGTGGGCTGCTTGTTGTGAATACTTCGAGTGGGTGGAAGCTAACCCGCTATGGGAGATGAAGGCGTTCTCGTATCAGGGTGAAGTGATACAAGAGCCTATCGCCAAGATGCGAGCGATGACCATTACTGGCCTCACTCTGTTCATTGATGTGACGCTTGAAACATGGCGCACATATCGCCTGAGAGAAGATTTATCTGAAGTCGTTACGCGAGCAGAGCAAATCATCTACGACCAAAAATTCTCCGGCGCAGCCGCTGACCTTCTCAACGCTAACATCATCGCCCGTGATTTGGGCCTCAAAGAGCAGTCGCAAGTTGAAGACGTGACACCTGATAAGGGAGATCGCGATAAGCGCCGCTCTCGTATCAAGGAGCTATTCAACCGTGGAACTGGACGCGATTCTTGATAACCTGAGCGACGAAGAGCAAATCGAATTGCTCGAGCTACTCGAAGAAGAAGAGAACTACCGAAATACACACTTGCTATATGAGTTTACGCCATACAGCAAACAGCGTGAGTTCATCGACGCAGGTCATGACTATCCAGAGCGATGTTTTATGGCTGGTAACCAGCTTGGTAAGTCATTTACTGGCGCTGCTGAAGTCGCGTTTCACCTTACCGGGCGATACCCGGGAACGAAAGGTTATCCGGCTGATGGTAAATATGGCGGAGAGTGGAAAGGTAAGCGTTTCTATGAGCCAGTTGTCTTCTGGATTGGCGGTGAAACAAACGAGACTGTAACCAAAACGACTCAACGCATCCTGTGCGGGCGTATCGAAGAGAATGATGAACCTGGCTATGGGTCAATCCCGAAAGAGGACATCATTAGCTGGAAGAAGTCTCCGTTCTTCCCTAATCTTGTTGATCACCTTCTTGTTAAGCACCACACGCCAGAAGGCGTCGAAGATGGCATCTCAATATGCTACTTTAAGCCTTACTCACAGGGCCGCGCCCGCTGGCAGGGCGACACAATTCACGGCGTCTGGTTTGACGAAGAGCCGCCATATAGCATCTATGGCGAAGGTCTTACCCGTACAAACAAATACGGGCAATTCTCAATTATGACGTTTACCCCGCTGATGGGGATGTCTGACGTTGTTACCAAGTTCCTGAAGAATCCCAGTAAGTCGCAGAAAGTGGTCAACATGACCATCTATGACGCTGAGCACTACACCGACGAGCAGAAAGAGCAAATCATCGCATCCTATCCTGAGCATGAGAGAGAGGCGCGTGCTCGCGGTATTCCTACGATGGGTAGCGGTCGAATATTCCAGATACCGGAAGAGACGATTAAGTGTCAGCCGTTCGAGTGTCCTGATCACTTCTACGTAATTGGCGGGATGGATTTCGGATGGGATCACCCGCAGGCGCAGGTTCAGCTTTGGTGGGATAAGGACGCAGACACAATCTACGTTTCACGCGTGTGGAAGGCGAAAGAAAAAACAGCCGTTCAGGCGTGGGGAGCCGTTAAATCATGGGCGCATAAAGTGCCAACTGCATGGCCTCATGACGGAAACCAGCACGAGAAGGGTGGCGGTGAGCAGCTTAAAGGGCAGTACGCGGAAGCTGGTTTTATGATGTTGCAGGAGCATGCGACATGGCCTGATGGCGGTAATGCTGTTGAGCCTGGCATCACTGAATTGCGCGACATGATGCTTGATGGTCGCTTCAAAGTATTCAACACCTGTGAGCCATTCTTTGAGGAGTTTCGCCTCTATCACCGTGATGAAAACGGGAAAATCGTCAAGCTTAACGACGACGTGCTCTCCGCCGTTCGCTATGCATACATGATGCGCCGCTTCGCCAAAATGATGCGCGACATCAAAAAACCAAAAGAGAAAAAGATACCAGCCCCAATCAGGCCCATCGCACGGAGAACTTAAATGGCCGACGAAAACAGACTCAATTCCATTCTGTGCAAGTTTGACGCGGACTGGATGGCGAGCGATGAAGCCAGAACCGAGGCGACAAATGACCTGTATTTTAGCCGAGTGTCGCAATGGGATGACTGGCTATCAAACTACACCACCCTGCAATATCGCGGACAATTCGATGTTGTTCGCCCGGTGGTCAGGAAACTGGTCGCAGAGATGCGCCGGAACCCTATCGACGTTCTCTTCCGACCAAAAGACGGCGCTAATCCTGATGCTGCCGATGTGTTGATGGGAATGTATCGTACCGATATGCGCCATAACACGGCAAAAATTGCCGTTAACGTTGGCGTTCGTGAGCAGATAGAGTCCGGCGTTGGTGCATGGCGTCTGGTCACACAGTACGAAGACAACGATCCAACAAGCAACAATCAGGTAATCAGACGCCTGCCAATCCATGAAGCCTGCTCACACGTCATATGGGACGCCAACAGCAAGCAGATGGATAAGAGCGACGCTAAGCACTGCACGGTGATTAACGCTTTGTCACGCAATGGCTGGAAAGAGTTCGCAGAGGATTACGGTATTGATCCGGACACCTTGCCATCTTTCCAGAATCCTAACGATACATGGCTATTCCCGTGGGTGTCGAATGATGTCGTCTACGTCGCTGAGTATTACGAGGTAGAAGAGAAGAAGGAGAGGGTCTTCATCTACCGCGACCCGCTGACAGGTGAGCCGGTCAGCTATTACCAGCAGGATATCAAAGACGTCATCGACGACCTGGCTAATCGTGGATTCATTAAGGTAGCAGAGCGTAAGGTGAAGCGTCGGCGTGTGTATAAGTCGATCATCACCTGCACGCAGATACTGAAAGACCGCGAGAAGATAGCCGGAGAGCATATTCCAATCGTTCCAGTGTATGGCGAATGGTCATTCGCTGGTGACAAGGAGTGCTACGAAGGAGTGGTAAGGCTGACGAAAGACGGTCAACGCCTTCGTAACATGATCATGTCGTTCAACGCCGATATTGTTGCTCGTTCACCGAAGAAGAAACCGACCTTCTTCCCTGAGCAAATCGAAGGCTACGAATACATGTACGGTGGAAATGATGACTATCCGTACTATCTCCAGAACAGGACTGATGAAAACGGTAACGACCTGCCGATTGGTCCAATCTCCTACATGGAAAACCCTGAAGTGCCGCAAGCCAACGCTTACATGCTTGAGGCTGCCACCAACGCAGTGAAAGAAGTGGCTAGTCTTGGTGTGGATACGCAGGCAGCAAACTCTCAGGTCGCTTTCGATACCGTCAATCAACTGAACATGCGGGCAGACCTTGAGACATACGTTTTTCAGGATAACCTGGCTACCGCAATGCGACGTGATGGCGAGATTTATGCCTCAATGGTCAACGATATTTATGACGTTCCTCGTCATGTAACGCTGACACTCGAAGATGGAAGCGAGAAAGACGTTCAACTCTATGCGCAAGTTGTCGATTACCAGTCCGGCAATGTGCTCACACTCAACGACATTCGTGGTCGCTATGAGTGCTATACGGACGTTGGGCCATCCTTCCAGAGCATGAAGGAACAGAACCGCGCAGAGATTCAGGAGTTACTCACCAAGGTTCCGCAAGGTACTCCAGAGTTCCAGATGATGATGCTGCAATACTTCACGCTGCTTGACGGTAAAGGCGTCGAGATGATGCGAGAGTACGCGAACAAGCAACTGGTGATGATGGGGCTGAAGAAACCAGAAACACCTGAAGAGATGGAGATGGTACAACAGGCGCAACAGCAGCCGCAGCAGCCATCAGCAGAGCAAATTCAGGCGCAGGGTATCCTTCTGCAAGGTCAGGCTGAATTGCTCAAGGCAGAGAACCAACAGGCGCAGATTCAGGTTGAAGCCGCCAAGGTTGAAGCCCAAAACCAACTCAACGCCGCGAAGATTGCAGAAATCTTCAACAATATGGACCTCGACAAGCAGGCAGAACTGCGTGAGTACCTCAAGCTCGTAGGTCAATTCCAGCAACAGCGCAGCAAAGATGCTCGTGCTAACGCTGAGCTGCTTCTTAAAGATGCAGACCAGACTCATTCACAACGCATGGATTTCGCGAATCTTATGCGTCAAGTTCAAATCCCCTCCGGCGGAGTAGCCGAGACACCTCAATAAGAGAGAGTTAATCATGGACCAAACCACCGACATTCAGGCTTCTGAAGAATTAACCCTGACCGGCAATCATGCAGCGGCATCTGCTGATGGCTTAGTTGTCGATAATGCCAACGACAACGCAGGTCAGGAAGAAGGCTTCGAGATTGTCCTGAAAGACGATGAGAAACCAAAACAAGACCCGGCAACTAATGCTGAATTTGCCCGTCGCCGCATCGAACGCAAACGCCAGCGTGAGCTTGAGCAGCAGATGGAAGCGGTTAAGCGTGGAGAGTTGCCGGAGCACCTGCGGGTGAACCCTGAGTTACCAAAACAACCAGACCCTAACGATTATCTTTCCGAAGATGCACTGGCTAAGTACGACTATGACCAGAGCCGCGCACTGGCTGCCTTCCAGCAGGCAAACAGTGAATGGCAGATCAAGGCTATGGACGCACGAAGCCAGGCTGTCGCCGAGCAGGGTCGCAAAACTCAGGAGTTCACCCAGCAATCAGCGCAATACGTCGAGGCTGCCCGTAAGCACTACGATGCAGCGGAAAAGCTCAATATCCCTGACTATCAGGAGAAAGAGGATGCATTCATGCAACTGGTGCCGCCAGCAGTCGGTGCCGACATCATGCGCCTCTTCCCGGAGAAATCCGCCGCTCTCATGTATCACCTTGGTGCTAATCCTGAGAAAACACGCCAGTTGCTGGCGATGGACGGGCAATCCGCGCTGATTGAACTCACTCGACTGTCAGAACGTTTAACTCTCAAGCCTAGAGCCAAGCCTGTTTCAGAAGCCCCGTTACCTGATGAACCCATTCAGGGACACGCTGTTGCTGCAAATATCTCTGCTATTGAAAAGCAGATGGAGGCGGCAGCAAACAAAGGGGATGTAGAGACGTACCGCAAGCTCAAGGCGCAACTGAATAAAGGAATTCGATAATGGCATTAAATGAAGGTCAACTGGTCACGTATGCTCTGGATGAAATCATCGAAACCGTCCAGAACCTGACGCCAATGGCGTCCAAAGTGACAAAATACACCCCTCCGGCAGAACCCATGCAACGTTCAAGCAACACCGTGTGGATGCCTGTTGAGCAGGAAGCGCCAACCCAGACTGGCTGGGATTTAACTGGCAACGCAACCGGGATTCTGGAACTCTCCGTGAAATGCAACATGGGCGATCCGGATAACGATTTCTTCGAGCTTCGTGCAGATGACCTGCGTGATGAGCGTTCTTACCGTCGACGCATCCAGGCATCCGCCAAAAAACTGGCGAATAACATTGAGTCAGCGATTGCCAAACAGGCAACTGAAATGGGCTCGCTTGTTGTTCACGATACCCGCGCAATTGGTCCATCTACTGGCCTGTCTGGCTGGGATTTTGTGTCTGATGCAGAGCGCCTGATGTTCTCCCGTGAGTTAAACCGCGATATGGGCATCAGTTACTTCCTGAACCCTGACGATTACCGCAAAGCAGGCCGCAACCTGGTAGATGGTGACATCTTCGGTCGCGTTCCTGAAGAAGCGTATCGCAACGGTACTATTCAGCGTCAGATTGCTGGCTTTGATGAAATTCTTCGCTCACCGAAACTTCCGGCAGTTACCAAGTCAACCGCTACTGGTGTAACTGTTTCTGGTGCGCAGAAGTTTAATCCGCAGGCATACACCCTTGATACCGATGGTAACAAAGAGAACATCGACAACCGTGTTGCAACGGTGACCGTATCCTCCACCACCGGATTTAAGCGCGGCGACAAAATCAGTTTCACTGGTGTGAAATTCCTGTCTCAGATGGCGAAGAACGTGCTGACTGATGATGCTACTTTCTCAATCACCCGTGTGATCGATGGTACTCACATCGAAATCACGCCGAAACCGATTGCACTGGATGACGCGTCACTGACAAAAGAAGAGAAGGCTTACGCTAACGTAAACACATCTCTTGCTGATGCCACTCCGGTAAACGTTCTGAACGTGGCAACAACCACCGCTAACGTGTTCTGGGCTGATGACTCAATCCGTCTGCTGTCTCAGCCGATCCCGGTAACCCATGAACTGTTTGCTGGTATGAAAACGTCTTCCTTCAGCATTCCTGGCATTGGTGTTAACGGCATCTTCGCAACGCAGGGTGATATCAACACTCTGTCTGGTAAGTGCCGTATTGCTGTGTGGTATTCAGCATGTGCTGTACGACCAGAGGCAATTGGTGTTGGTCTGCCTAACCAGACTGCGTGATAACCAGAGGGAGCTTCTGCTCCCTTTTTTATCTGGAGACAAGCATGACACACATGATCTTTCGTCATGGCGACATGAAGAAGTGGAAAGGCGTTGGATACGACTTTGAAATCGTGAAAGCCGAAGAGATTCAGGAATATCTGGATGCTGGTTGGTTTGCACATCCCGATGACCTTCTGAAGGACGTTGCAGAGCCAGATCCAGAGCCAGAAGAAAAGCAGCGTAAAAAGCCTGGTCGAAAACCTAAGGCGGCAGCAGATGAACCTGACAACGAAGGGTGATTTAGTTCTTGCGGCATTACGTAAGCTCGGTGTGGCATCAAATGCCACGTTAACCGATGTCGAACCGCAGTCTATGGAAGACGGCGTCAACGACCTTGAAATGATGATGGCTGAATGGCTTGGCGGTGATGCGTCACCTGGCATCAACGTTGGCTACATTTTCGCTGATGCAGATGTCGCTCCAGATCCGGGCGATGAGCACGGTTTATCAAATAACGCTATCAATGCCGTCATTTTCAACCTTGCCTGCCGCATTGCTCCGGATTATGCGCTGGAAGCGCCTGCAAAACTTATAACTACTGCCAGATACGGGAAAGAGCGACTCGTCAAACTGTCTGCAATGGACAGAGCAAAAGCCGCTAAATGTAATTCCGGTTATCCAAACCGTATGCCTGTTGGTAGTGGTAACCAGTTGGCGAAGTGGAATGGTTGGAATTACTTCCACCGGAAGGAACCTTGCGATAACGGGAGCGAATAAATGCCGATTCAGCAACTTCCGCTTATGAAAGGTGTCGGCAAAGACTTTCGAAATGCCGACTATATCGACTATCTGCCAGTGAATATGCTGGCTACACCCAAAGAAATCCTCAACAGCAGCGGATATCTTCGCTCATTCCCTGGCATTGCCAAACGTTCTGATGTGAACGGTGTATCGCGCGGAGTCGAGTACAACATGGCGCAGAATGCTGTTTATCGCGTGTGTGGTGGCAAGCTCTACAAAGGAGAAAGTGAAGTCGGTGATGTTGCCGGAAGTGGTCGCGTATCAATGGCGCATGGTCGGACATCACAGGCGGTAGGTGTTAATGGTCAACTGGTCGAGTATCGTTATGATGGCACGGTAAAAACCGTCTCAAACTGGCCTGCAGACAGCGGATTCACTCAGTATGAGTTAGGTTCAGTCCGCGACATTACACGCTTACGTGGGCGTTATGCGTGGTCAAAAGACGGTACAGATTTATGGTTTATCACTGACCTTGAAGACGAATCACACCCTGACCGATACAGCGCACGATATCGCGCAGAGTCTCAGCCGGACGGCATCATCGGCATCGGAACATGGCGAGACTTCATCGTCTGCTTTGGTTCATCGACGATTGAATATTTCTCCATGACTGGTGCAACCACTGTTGGTGCCGCGTTGTATGTCGCCCAGCCATCATTGATGGTGCAGAAAGGTATTGCCGGGACTTACTGCAAAACGCCGTTTGCTGATTCTTATGCGTTCATCAGCAATCAGGCAACTGGCGCACCTTCCGTCTACATCATCGGGTCAGGGCAGGCTTCACCAATTGCGACGGCCAGTATTGAGAAAATTATCCGCTCATACACGGCTGATGAACTGGCAACCGGGGTGATGGAAGCGTTGAGGTTCGATTCGCATGAACTGCTGATTATCCATCTCCCGCGTCATGTGCTGGTTTACGATGCCTCATCAAGCCAGAACGGGCCGCAATGGTGCGTACTGAAAACAGGTTTATACGACGACGTGTACCGCGCTATCGACTTCATTTACGAAGGAAATCAGATAACGTGCGGCGATAAGCTGGAATCGGTGACTGGGAAATTGCAATTTGACATTAGTAGTCAGTACGACAAGCAGCAAGAACACCTGTTGTTTACGCCCCTCTTCAAGGCAGATAACGCCAGATGCTTCGACCTCGAAGTTGAATCATCCACTGGTGTTGCTCAATACGCTGACCGCCTGTTCCTGTCTGCAACCACAGACGGAATCAATTACGGTGGCGAACAGATGATTGAGCAGAATGAGCCGTTTGTGTACGACAAGAGAGTTTTATAGAAGCGTGTAGGTCGTATTCGTCGATTAATCGGATTCAAACTGCGGGTAATCACCAAATCACCAGTAACACTATCCGGGTGTCAAATTCGTCTGGAGTAAAATATGGCAGACCCGTCACTTAATAATCCTGTCATTATTCAGGCCACTCATCTTGATGCCTCAATCCTCCCCCGCAACGTCTTCAGCCGGTCTTATCTGCTCTACGTAATCGCGCAGGGGGCTGACGTTGGTGCTATTGCGGGAAAGGCAAACGAAGCAGGGCAAGGTGCCTATGACGCGCAGGTAAAGAACGATGAGCAGGATGTTGAGCTTGCAGACCACGAAGCGAAAATTCAGCAGTTACGCATCGACGTAGACGACCATGAAATCCGTATTACTGCAAATACCAATGCAATTGCGACGCTGGATGTCAGACTAACCACGGCTGAAGGCGAAATAGTCACCTTACAGGCTGATGTCAGCGCTCTTGATGGTAGAGTGGCGACGGTTGAAGGAAATATTTCTGCATTGCTGGCTGATTACGTATCGAAAACAGCCACCGCAACACAATCGCTGGCGTCACCTCTCAACGTGACAACGTCCTATTCAGTTGGCGGTACTAAAGTTATCGGTGCTCGACAGACCGGATGGACAGCAGCAACAGGAGCTGCGCTTCTCGGTGCATTCAACGCTAACCAGGCATACACGGTCAGTGCCACATATACGCAGTCTGAGGTATCAGCTATGGCTACCGGATTGCAGCAGGCGCGGCAGCGTATCAAAGCTCTCGAAGATGCAATACGAACTCATGGATTGATCAACTGATGATTACATTCACTCCCACCCGAAACATCGACCTGATAGAAACGGTCGGCAACCATCCCGACATCATCGCCGGGAGTAACAACGGTGACGGATACGACTACAAGCCTGAGTGCCGCTATTTCGAAGTGAACGTACATGGTCAGTTCGGTGGCATCGTGTATTACAACGAGATTCAGCCGCTGACATTTGACTGCCACGCCATGTATCTGCCTGAGATTAGAGGATTCAGTAAGGAAATCGGGCTGGCGTTCTGGCGATACATTCTCACCAACACCTCTGTTCAATGCGTCACTTCGTTTGCTGCACGCAAATTTCGCCACGGTCAGATGTACTGTGCAATGATTGGCCTTAAGCGTGTAGGAACCATCAAGAAATACTTCAAAGGCGTGGATGACGTGACGTTTTACAGCGCCACACGCGAAGAACTAATCGACTTCCTGAATCACGGGAGATAAACATGTTATATGCATTTAAGCTGGGCAGAAAACTGCGCGGCGAGGAGCCTTATTGCGCTGAAAAAGGCGGAAAAGGTGGCTCATCAAGCAGCGGAGCAAAAGAGGCCGCAAGAGCAACACAGTACGCCGCAGACCTGCAAAACCAACAATTCAATCGTGTGATGGAGCAGTTGGCACCTTACGCCGCCGCAGGTTTGCCGGCTCTCCAGCAGATTCAGCAGCTATCAACACTGGAAGGTCAGAACAGTGCTCTCAATCAGTATTACAACTCAGACCAGTATAAACAATTGGCTGATCAGGCTCGCTATCAAAGCCTGAATGCAGCGGAAGCCACCGGAGGTCTTGGCTCTACAGCAACATCAAACCAAATTGCATCCATTGCACCAACGCTCGGGCAGAACTGGTTGTCAGGGCAGATGCAAAACTATGGCAACCTGTTAAACGTTGGTCAGTCTGCGGCAGCAGGCCAGGCATCGGCAGGACAGAACTATGCAAATAACGCAGGTAATCTTGCGCAACAGATGGCGGCGATCCGCTCTCAGGGTTCTGGTCAATCCACGCTTGGAAGTGCCATTAGCGGAGGTACGAGTGGTGCGCTTGCAGGTGCTGGTATTGCAAGCCTGTTAGGCACTTCCACGCCATGGGGCGCTGGTATCGGTGCTGGTATCGGATTGCTTGGCTCACTCTTCTAAGGGGTTATCGTGGCTACATTTCAACTTGCTGGTTTGCCGTCAATGCAGGTGGCAAACCAAAACGCGCCCGGGCAGCCATCACTATCAAACTATGACTTTAGCCAGCGACCAAACGTTGGAGTTCAACTTGCTCAGGGTCTTGGTGCAGTTGGTCAGGAAATACAGCAGAATGAGGCTGCTCAGAAGCTTTCTGACTTTCAAAAAGCTTTCGGTCAGGCTTATGCGGCAGGTGATCGCGACGCCTTGCGTCAACTCGCGGCCACGAACCCAGACCAGATTGAAACAATTCGTCAAGGAATGGGGTTTGTTGATGCTGACAGAAATCAGGCGATGGGCGATATGTCTGCACGATTGAATATTGCTGCCGCTCAGGGGCCTGAAGCGGTGATGCGAGAGCTTACCACTCACCAGAATACACTGCAGCAAATTGGCGTATCTCCTGAACAGGCGTGGCAGACATATCAACAAAGCCCTGAAGGCTTCACGCAATTAACAGACCTTATTGGGATGCACGCGGTAGGACCAGAAAAGTATTTTGATATTCAGGACAAGTTGACAGGTCGCGAGATTGACCGAGGTAGACTTGCTGAAACAATCCGCAGCAATAAAGCAGGGGAAGGACTTCAGGCTCGCGGGCAAAATATTACTATGCGCGGACAAGACATGTCAGCCTCTACAGCCCGCCGCGGCCAGGATTTGGCAATGCAAAGGGCAAACTCCAGAACGATATCAGGAGTCGACGGGAATCGGGTCGTTCAGCTTGCAGATGGTAGAACAGTCAACATTGACGGAAAACTTCACGGCGCAGGGGCTAATGCATTTTACGAAGGTATTGACGATAACGGCAATATGGTTCGTGTCCCGGCAAGTGCTATTGCAGCACCTCCAACGTCTGCGGCAAGCGCACAGAACTACGCGATGAAGAAAGATATCGATGCAATCGCAAACGCAGATGCTTCTGCTCTTGATTTTATGACTGGAATGACTGGTGGAGCAGGTGATCCGGCAATTGGTGCAGATGTTCGCAGCCGAATCACAGGAAAAGAGCAACGCCAGTTATATAACTCAGCACAACGTATTCAGGGCAGAATGCAGAATCAGGGCGTGGCAGCAGCAAGAGATATGGGTGCTAGCGGTATCAACACCATTGCAGAAGCGAAGATGTATTTTCAGGGGATGCCGCAGGTTGACTACTCAAGCCCGGAGGCTATGCAGCAGTCTATTCGTGAGATTCAGGAATACACCAACAATTATAACAAGCAGTACAACGTTAATGTTGGTAAATCGCAGTATCAGCAATCCCAACCTGCATCCAACAGCAACTTTTCTTCACTATGGGGTGATTAATGGCTAAGGCATGGAAAGACGTTATTGCCTCTCAACAGTACCAGGCATTAGCACCAGAGCAGAAAGCACAGGCGCAGGAGCAATACTTCAATGAAGTAGTAGCACCGCAAGCCGGAAACGATGCAGAACAGGCTAAACAGGCTTTCTATGCTGCTTATCCACCTCCAACGACTCAACAACCAGCACAACAACCACAGGAATCGCCTCAGCAACAGGGTGGATTCATGTCTGACCTTGGCAATGCTGCTGCAGAGACTGGGCGTGGATTGCTTCAGGCTGGCGTTAATCTGGCGAACATCCCGGCTTCAATGGCTGATGCGGTCGCTAGTGCCGGGGCATGGGCTGGTCAGAAGCTTGGCATTGGTGACGGAACTTATCAGCCAGCACCACGCGTCACGACCCAAGGACTTGAGCAGGACTTTGGATTGCAACAAGGTGCACTTACTCCACAGACGACGGGAGGTAAAATATTCTCTGAAGCGCTTCCATATTTGACTCCCGTTGGTGCCGAGAGAATTGCAGCGCAAGCGCCATCTATTGCTGGTCGCGTTGCTCAGGGAGCATCTCGATTGCTGGCTGAGAATGCTGTTGGTTCGATGGCTGCAAACAGTGAGCGTGATAATCCAGAAGCACTGGCAACAGACTTAGGAACTGGTGTTGTGTTGGGCGGGGCGATTAACCAGTTAGGACGTGCAGCAGGTGCTGCTTATCGTAGTATTCGCGGGACGATCGCACCAGAAGCGCAACAGGCTATTCAGTTTGCGAATGCTGCTGACGTTCCGCTGCATACCACTGACGTTTTGCAGCCAAATTCCCGCGTAGGACGCATGGCTCAGACCACCGCTGAAAACATCCCATTTGCTGGAACAAGCACTATGCGAGCTAACCAGCAAGAGGCGCGTAGTCAGTTGGTAGATGAATTTGCATCACGGTTTGGTGAGTATGATCCGTCGATTGTGGTTGGTAGTCTGAAGGCGAAATCATCTGGAATTCGCAGAGCTGCTGGAAATCGTCTTGAACAGGTACAAAACGCCATGGCAGGAGTTAACATCCAGCCAAGTCGTGCTATTCAGCAAATTGATAATGAAATCGCTGATTTGCAGAAGCTCGGAGGTGCAGCCGATAACGAAACCATCTCAAAGCTTAAAGTATACAGGGATGAGTTATCTCGAAATGCCGGGGCAAGCGGACCAATGGCAATGGATCTGCAGCAGCTTAGTGCATTGCGCAGCCAATTCAGACAGGACGTAAAGGGCGAGCGTCAGGTGCTAATTAACAGATCCGAGGCTGCAGTTAATCGAGTCTACAACGCAATGACAGGTGATATCGACAGCGCTATCGGACAGAATCTTGGTAATGACACCCTGCGTCGTTATAAGCAAGCTAACGCCATATACGCTGACGAAGCCAACAAACTCCAGAATACTCGCCTCAAGAACGTAATCATGAAAGGAGACTTAACGCCTGAAGTGGTCAACAACATGCTTTTCAGCAAGAACAAATCAGAGGTTCAGAATCTGTACCGATCAGTCGGGCAGGTAGGCCGCGCTCAGATGCGTAACGGCATCATCGGAAAGGCTATGGAGAAATCAGGAGGTTCTCCAGACCAATTCCTGCGCCAGGTTAATCTGATGTCCAACCAGACGGGAATAGCTTTTAAAGGACGAGACGCTGCGTATCTGAAAGGGTTGAAGAATTATCTTGAGTCAACCAAGCGTGCCGGTCAGGCAGGAGTAACAACGCCTACAGGCCAGCAAACTATACCGTTCATCCTAGGTATTGGAACAGTAACTAACCCTGCACTGGTAGGTGTTGGCGGCGGGTATGGTTTGCTTGCAAGAATGTATGAGAGTGAACAGGCACGTAATGCAATGCTGCGCTTGGCAAACACTCCGCGAGGATCTACGGCCTTTGAGAAAGCGGTATCTGATGTCGGGCGCATTGTTAATTCATTCGCTCAGGGAGCTAAATCTCAATCCTTAAGCGAATAAAAGTTTGCCAACCACAAGGCCGAAGATTAAGAAAGCAAAGTTCAATAAGTCACGTTCCATAAACCCTCCACTCTTTTAAGCAATTATAACCGACCTTAATGCAATGCTGCGCAAGTTTTATATTGTGCGGCCTTGCTGTACCCGGAGCATAGTAAATGTCAGATATCACTGCCAATGTTGTAGTATCAATGCCGAGCCAGCTCTTCACAATGGCTCGATCTTTTAAAGCCGTAGCCAATGGAAAAATTTATATCGGCCAGATTGATACAGACCCTACCAACCCAGCAAACCAGATTCAGGTTTATGTTGAGAATGAAGACGGTTCTCACGTTCCTGTTTCGCAACCAATCATCATTAATGCTGCTGGTTACCCTGTATATAATGGACAGATTGCAAAGTTTGTGACTGTACAGGGACACTCGATGGCCGTTTACAGTGGCGGAAGTTCGTCAGTGCAGCAGTTCTACTTTCCAAATGTGTTGAAGTACGACCCTGATCAATTCAAACAACTTTTATCTACAGATGATGGTGCCGCATTAGTTGGCACGACGTCAGGATTGACTGTGCAGGAAGAAATAAATGATCTACATTCGAAAGTTGGTATTATTAATGATAAATTAAACACAAAATCTTATGCATATCGTAATGCAAATTTACTGGCTTCAGCAAATAACTTATTGCGTGCCGGAGGAGAATTAAAAATAGTTTGTCAGGGAGACAGCGTTACTATAGGGCACGACACAATCAGTTCAGATGTTATAGCTCCTCCTAATAATAACCCATACACTGTTGCTCCAATTCAGTACCCCTCTCGGTTGCAGGAACGACTGTTAACATTAACAAATTCAAATGTTACTGTAATAAACCACGGATTTAGCGGTGATACGGCAAAACTTTCTTATGAACGGTGGCCTGATAACCCTCACTGTAACGTAGCGCATCTTATGCTGGGGATAAATGATAGCCAGGGAGTAGGCGGTGCAACGCTGGACGAATATGTTGAGTATATTGAAAAAATAATTAAAAGGTTTATTGATTGGGGTTGTGGTGTGGTGCTGCATACCACCACACCAATTAATTATGGTCAGAATGACGGTGGTTCACTTTTTGCTCAATATGCAAGGGCTGTAGCTAATCAATACGCTTGTCCCGTATTTGAAAGTGAGAGTGTTATCCAATATTGCAAATATAATTCTGTATATAGTGATGGAACTCATTTTAATAAATCAGGATATGCAAAGTATGGTGATGCTGTCGCGTCATTTGTTCTTTCTGGTTGCTGGGTTAGACCTGTCAGGAATATAGCTTCATATTCATCAATTCAGCCTGGGCGGGCATCTGAGGGGATCGGGTGGTTTGGGAAATTAACATCTCTATCACCTGATTACAACTTATCTTATGTCTGGAACGGTCAAGTTGGTAAAATATATCCTGGTGGTGTGCAGTCTTTTTCTTTCTTTCTTGATGCAGATGCCGCTGACGTATTTTTTACAGGTATTATTACAGGTTGCAAAATATCATTATCTGATCCTGTCGAATCAGTTGACGGATATTTGCCTGTAAATATAATGCCTCTGAAATCGTTTCCTAAAGAAATATCAGAAACAATGTCGTATACTACGCAACTCAGAAACTCAGACGGAAGAAAGTCATGGGCGGGCGCTCTTGTCGGTAGGGGTTGGAAGACTATTTATGTTAACAACACATCTTCAGAGGCTGTTTATCTTAACTATTTAATTATTGAGCCTTGCGCCCCTGATAGCATAAATCAGGTAAATGGTGGGCAAGTTGTCCCGGGCGAAAAACAAGTATATTTATATAAATTCCCGTTTAATGGGATATCAAATCCAAGCACAAATTTACCAGCTCCTGCGCCAATTCCTTCTTCTGTAACCATTCCACTTCCAAAGGGAATGTTTAGACAATCACAAGAATGGAATATGTACTACGATTCGTTTGTTATGGATATAACAATTAAATCTGATTTAACTGGAGGTAGTGATGGGATATACAAATATTCTTGTTGTTTTAAATCAGACGGAAGTCTTAATATATACAAAATATTTAAATCAGTAGCTTCTGGCATTGAGCCAACTTCTGGTATTATAGTTTGGGAGGACCCAACAACAGGCGCAACAGGTACTGGCTGGCCTGATTCCGCCACCGCTGTCTGTAAAATAGCTCTTAATTTCTCAGACTCAACTGCAGCATATTATACAATGGAAATTGAGTGCAATAACGTTATGAGAAGTTATGGTGGCAGAATGTACTAACGTGAAACTGAAAAGCAATCTTCACAGATTACTACAAAAATGATACGATACGCATCCATGCGCCAAAGGAGCAGAAAATGAACCGGATCGTATCTAAAATAATAGGGGTAGCAGCATTTTTAGTATTCCTATATTGTTCTGCGGAGTTAATATTTATAGTATTTGGCTTTATTCCGTTTAACGCATCGAGAATATTGTCTGATATTGTAATGATATTAATCATGCTGTATGCTTTTTACAAGCAAAAGAAGTTATATTAG